TGACGCAATACAATGACCCAACATGGATATATGGACAGCAACAGCTCGGCTCCGGCTCGGCTCCACAGCAATCCACGATTGCAAAAGCAGCATAGGGGGGGAGGGGGTCTCAAATCCGCTTGGCGAGAATGCTCGAACGCATCCCCCCGCATACAATTTTTTTGCCAAATGGCCCCGCATGCCGTTGGGATGTATCCAGCCTACGCTGGAAACATGTTGCGCTGCTGCGTGCTGCTAGGCTAGGTTGGCGTGCATATATGGATACATACATCAATAGGAAGCAGGTATTGCAGCAGTACGGGTTCGATGTGCGCGATGAGCAATGGTCGCCAGGGGACGTGCAGGAGCGGCCTAAGGGGGTTGGCAAGGAGAAGTGGTATCGGCAGGAGGCAGTGGTAGCAAAGGCTGTGGCGAAGCTAGAGAGCGTGCCTGTGGAGGTGGAAGGGGTAGTGGTGGCGATTGCGCCTGAGTTGCCGCAGTTGCCAGTGACTTGCAATAAGGAGGAGGTGTTGCACAGTGTGGTGGTGGCGAAGAGGGCGATGAACTTCCGGTTTGTGATTGGGACGGAGGGTGAGATTGTGCGGGTACAGGACAATAAGCGGGTGAAGATTGGGATGCGGCTAGCGGTGAGGGAGGATTTGGTGACGCCAGGGCAGTATGTGACCAAGGAGGCTGTGCGATGAATGCGGCAGGGGATATAGCGGAGAAGCTGGGGTTAAAGACCAAGCATGGCAGGGAGCTGCTGTATGCTGCGGTGGAGCTTGTGCAGTTGATGGATCGCAAGCAGCAGGATTATGGGCCGAGGAACATCGATGAGTTTGGGATACTGGGGGTAGTGGTACGGATGAACGACAAGATGGAGCGGATAAAGAATCTGCTTCGGAAGGATAAGCAAGCCGCATGTGAGGCTTATGTCGATTCGTTCAAGGATATGGCAGGATATGCCCTTATCGGTGTGCTTTTGGAGAATAAGAAGTGGGGATAAGGCATAGCTATGTATGTATTGCCTTTGGGAGTATTCCCAGGGGCAAGTCGGGTCTTCCGGCAGGAAGAACAGACGCAGCATGGAGGTGATGAAGGTGGGAGAGGTGAACTTCGGGGCATTCGCCCCTGCGCGTACTGCGGCTTATGCCTGCGGGCTTCGCCCTTCGAGCATAACCCTTGTACTTGCTAGTGTTGCTATTCTCTTCTGCGGTAGCAGATTACATCCAGAACCAGAGCGGGAGATGAGAGAGCAGAATAAGCCCCTTCCCATAAAGAAGGAGCTTTTAATGCTTGATAGACAGATACATCCGTCACCGTCGCGGTTTGAATCGCTTCGCATTTTTGCCGTGGCACGAGCAGAGGTTTACCCATCAATGTACTCTAGTCTACTCTAGCGGACTCCACGGAAAGCAGTGCATTTGAGGCACTTCTATTAAGAGCGCGAGGCGAACTCGCTCTCCTCTCCTTCACTGGTATGACGATTTTACTCGTAGCATGACAGTTACGCTGGTTCTATTTGAACCACGAGCAAGATACCAACATATGGACAAAGAGCAAGAGGATAAATTCGTTCAGCAGATATTAAATTTGAAGCAGGAGCAGCATCCGTTGATGCCAATGGTGAGTCAGGAGCAGAGGCTCCGGATGATCGAGAACATTGGGATAGGGAAGACACTGGAGCTTCTTGAGATTCGGGAGAACAGGATTAAGGCTGAATATACGGACCCGATACGATATGGGATGGAGTTCGATTCATGGAAAGATTCGGACAGGCTTATGGGTGAGTTCAACGAAATGGTTATCCTGGGAGGCAACAGGGCAGGCAAGACGGAGTATGCAGCCAAGAGGGCAGCTCAGATGTTTGTTGGCGCAGACCTGGGTGGAATGCCAGATTGGGTGAAACAGCGGGTGGAGCGAAGGGGGGTGCGGATATGGATGCTACACACAAGCAACTTCACAAGCGTGTCCGCGCAGCAGAACGTCTTTTACAAGTATTTGCCCATTGAACTCAAGACGCTCAGGAAGAGCATTCACACGCAAATCAACTACAGCCAGAAGAACGGGTTCACAGACAACACGGCAGTGTATATGGGGAACCAGGTGTGGTTCATGAACTACTTCCAGGACATCAAGGTCATTGAAGGGGGCGAAGTGGACTTCATCTGGTGCGATGAGCTAGTGCCGCAGGATTGGCTAGAGACCTTGAGATACCGTCTTGTCACAAGGAACGGCAAGATGCTCATCACGTTCACGCCGCTGGATGGCTATACGAGTGTGGTCAAGGAGTACATCAACTCTTCCAAGATTACGCATTGGAAACCTTCCGAACTGCTCCCGAACAACAACGTGATTGGGGTGCCAAACGGGCACATGCCATACATGGCCAGAAACCTGTTCGGCAAGCACGCATGCATTTGGTATCATTCCAAGGATAACCCGTACAATCCGTGGAACCGGATGAAGGATACCCTTCGCGGCAAGACAACCAACGAGATTAAGATCCGCGCATACGGCTGGGCAGAAGCAACGGCAGGAAGCCAGTTCCCATTGTTCAACGACCACAACGTGTTCAGCAAAGACCCAAGAGAGATCGAGGGCACCAATTACATGGTGGCAGATCCAGCAGGAGCGCGGAACTGGTTCATGCTTTGGGTGAAAGTGGATAAGAATGGAGTCCTGTGGGTGTACAGAGAATGGCCAGACCAAAGCTACGGAGAATGGGCGTTGCCTTGCGAGAAACCAGATGGTAAGCCAGGGCCAGCGCAGAGAAGCTCGGCAGGACGAGGGGTGGACGAGTATTCGCTGCTTATTCAGACGCTAGAGACAGACGACAAAACACGCGAAGAGATTGCCGAACGCTACATTGACCCCAGAAGCGCAGGGACGGCAGCGATGACAAAAGAGGGCGGCATTACTCTGCTAGACATGCTAGCAGACGCGCATGTTCCATTGTACTTCATCCCTGCTGCATCAGCCAATGTGGATGAGCGGGTTCTTATCATCAACGACCTTTTGTGTTACGATAGAGATTTGCCGATTGAACAAGGCAAGAACCATCCTAGATTGATGGTACACGAAACCTGCCAGAACCTTATTTACAGCCTCAGAGAATGGACAGGAGCAGATGGCCAAAAAGGTGCTAGCAAAGACCCTATTGACGCACTAGGATATTTAGTGATGATGAATCCACAGCACCAAGATTCAGTGGATGACTTGACGAAGGCTGGAACAAAGTTCTGCGGAACATATTGACAATGAAAAACGACACAGATCCCCTAGCCTTTGCAGGTAGCACGCCAGACATTGGCGATCTCCTGGACGAGTACAACCGTTCCATGGTGAACTCCAGCCAAGGCAATCTCTCGACCAAGTTCGACAATATCCGGTTTTGCAGATGGACAGGACAGTCTGATGACGGCAAGAAATGGAGCAAATGGCGCGAAGAAGGCAGTCCGGCATGGCCTTTTGAAGGAGCGTCCGACGTTCGCCTCAGGCTTATCGACAGCACTTGCAACGAGCTTTCTGCATTGTTAGTGACAGCTTTCGAGCGGTCCGACATCAGGGCAATGCCAACAAACTTGCAGAACTTGCAGGTGTCGAGTGCCGCAGCAGACCTCATGCACTGGGTTCGGGACAACAAGATGTCCAACGAACTGCGGAAAGAAGCTGAACTCGGAGCGCAATATGCCCTTCAGTATGGCTGGACAGCATTCTATGTAGGTTGGGAGCAGCATATCAGCAAGCGCACGCAGGCAATCAGCATGCAGCAGGTCATGCAGATGGCGCAACAGAGCAACAGCGAGCAACTCATGGAACTTCCACGCTTGATTGTGGAACAACCAGACGTTGCTGCGTCCATTATCCAAGCTGCGATTGGAAACGACCTCTCTGAAGCGAAGAAAATGGTGTCCGACCTTGCTGAAACAGGGGTTGGAACATACGAAGAAGAGTATGTGTCACGCAACTTGCCTCTCGTGCAAGCATTGAAGCCATGGGACGAAATCATTTTCCCGCCAGAAACGGCAGATTTACAGAGGAGTAGGGTCATTTTCCGCAGAACATGGATGTCCGAAGTGGAGTTGCGAGAGAAAATCACTACAGAAGGCTGGAATCCAGACTGGGTTGAGAGGGCTTTGCAACAGATTGGCAAGAGCAGCACGTTCTACAACATGAACCTGCTCCCGACGACGACAATGCTCGTCTACAACGGGGTCAACTATAACAACATGGTGGAGGTGGTGTATGCGTACCAGAAGAGTCTGGATGGCAATGCTCCCTGCATTTACTACACTGTTTTCTGCCCTCAGGCGGCTAGCAACAGGCGTGAAGACGACGCAAGCTGGGCAATCTACGAGAAGCTGGACTACGCGCATGGCGAGTATCCGTTTGTAGAGTTCCGCAGAGAGCAACTTCGCAGAGCGATTGCAGACTCTCGCGGCATTCCTGAGTTGGCAATGACCGATCAGGACGAGATTAAAGCGCAGCACGACTCGATTCGGGACTACACCGCATTTGCAACGCTGCCACCCATCAAGGTAGTCAAGCGCATTGGAGCCATCAATAAGGTTGGCCCTGGGGTGCAACTGCCCGTGACACAGAGAGACGACTACACCTGGATGGAGCCGCCAGCCAGAGAGCCTAGCACGGCATTCAACCTCATCAAAGCAGTCGAACAACGGCACTGCGCTTACTTTGGCGTCAACCACGAACTGGTCAATCCGGTCAAGACGCAGATGCTGCAACAGCTTCTTGTCAACAGTTGGCTCCTGTCTTGGAGGGGAGTGTTCAAGCAGATGTTTGCTCTGTGCTCACAGTTCATGGCTCCGCAAGAGATTGCAGCCATTACAGGAGGACAACAGATTCCACAGAACTTATCCTCCATACATAACGACTTTGAGCTGAACATACGGTTCGATGTCGCGGACATGAACCCTGAGAATATCGATAAGAAGATACAGTTCTTGCAGACGATCAGCCAGATGGACGCCGGAGGAGCCATCGACAAGAACGCTTTGACCCGCATGATGCTTATGGCGGTTGCGCCAGAAGTGGCAAACCAGCTCATCGTCAATCAAGCGCAAGCAAGCCAGCAGATGTACAAGGACGTGCAAAACGACATCGCCAACATGTTGCTTGGCAACGAAGCCCTCTATACAGAGAACGACCCAACAGCACAGACCAAGATGCAGTTTGTGCAGGACATCATGCAGAAGAACCCCAAAGCACAGGCGGCACTGCAACAGGACGAGAACTTCAAAGCCCTGTTTGATAACTATGTGAAGAACATGCAGATGAGCCTCATGCAACAGCAGAACGCTCAGATTGGCCGCTTAGGCGTGAACCAAGTAAATGGCTGACAACGAACTATACGCAAGAATTCGGCAGCTTGCCGAAAAGACAAGGGAAGCAATCCAGAACAACGGATCGCTATCGCAGCTTGCTAGGCTTGGCAGTGAACCAGGTTTTATCTCGCCAAGAGAGATTGCTGAAACATATTACGGCTCAGATACAGAACGTCAAATAGCAGCAGCACAGGAATACGCCAAGCAGTTGATGGAGGAAAAGAAAAACATAAACGACACCTGGCAAGCACTGCGGACTGTTCCATTTACAATAACACCAGACTACTACAATGCTTTATCTAATAAAGTTCCAGTAAACTTTGTGCCCAATGCGGTTCCGCAGTATTCTTACGAGCAAAAAGCAGTGTACATGCCCCATGCCATGGGGTACGTCAGTCAAGGAGCAGAAAATCTAGG